TAGACTTTCACATGAATCTGTAACTGGAAGAGATGGATATTCTGATTTCTACAAAAAAGATTTGAAATTACAAATACTAGGTCCTGTAGGAGATGTAGTAAGTGAGTGGATTATAGTACAAGCTTTTGTAAAATCATTTAAAGCAGGTGAATATGACTGGTCACAGGGAAATTTACCGGTAATGTTAGACTTAACTATAGGAATGGACTATTGTATACTAAATTACTAGAAATTTATTAAAAATAAAACATACCCCAACGTTAAAAGTAAAATTTCCTCTTTCTTACAAAAGGGGATTTTTTATTTATTGTTTTTTGATTATAAAACTATTTATTATAAATAAGATATATAAAACATGCCTCAAGTATATGTAAACAGCCCCTTTTACGGGCAAGATGGAACTTTCGCAGCTGACGGAGGTGCGTTATTTAAAAGTCAACCATCTGAAAAAACAAGTGATAACTTTGGAAGACAAAAAGTAACTATACATCAAAACGTATATGAAGCCGATTTTGAATACGGACTTCAACCTTTGAGATGGGAGTCTTTAACATATACTACAGGTAGCAATGGTACAGCTACTATTACACAAATTCCTAGCTTAGGTGGAGTTGCTATGACTGTAGGTACAGGATCATATGATTTATGTGTTAGACAATCTAGACCTTACCATAGATATCAACCTGGAAAGACTATGTATATGGCAGCGAATGCTAATTTTGGAGGTCCTGTAGCTAATAATTATACTAGAGTAGGTTTCTTTGATGATTCTAACGGAGCTTTTTTTGAACAGAGTTTTACTTCATCAAACAATCCTTCAGGAATGTATGTTTGTTTAAGATCAGATTCTGCAACTTCTGGTAGTTTGCCTATAACAACTAAAGTTTCATTAGATCAATGGAATGGGGATATTAATTTAGCTAAATCTTTAAATTGGAATAATGTTCAAATGCTGTGGATTGAATATGCATGGTATGGTGCTGGTACTATTAGGTTTGGTGTAACTATGAATAGTGAACAATATCTATTACATACGTTTAATACAGCTAATATAGCTCAAGGTCCTTGGTCTAGAACAGGTAACTTACCGGTAAGATATGAACTCAGAAATAGTGGTTCCGTATCTGCAGGTACTACTTTTATACATTATGGTGTATCAGTATTAGTAGAAGGAGGTAGAGATGATCAAAGAGGATTTACTTATTCTTATGGTATGAACCCTCAATCTCCACGTAGAAACGTACCAGCAGGATCAACAAGATTTCCTGTACTATCTATTCAAAATAGACCTATGGGAACTCTAGAGTATACTGGAAGTATCTCAACAGCAACTACTGCTAGTATAACAGTATCAGGTACTCCTTGGACAGCTAATCAATGGACTGGTAGAGGAGTATATTTCTTTACAGGAAGTGCTAATTTTAGTGGTAGTGGTAATTTTGGATTTTCTACAGGTTCTGTAGCTCGTGTTGTAAGCAACACAAATAATACTCTTAATATTGTTGATGTAGTAACAGGATTACCCCCCTCACCAGCACCTACAGCAGGTTCAAATTTTATTATAGGATTGATTAACAGAGGCCAAATATTACCTCAAACCTTAGTATTATCTTCAGATACATTATGTTATGTTGAATTAATATCTAGCGTACCTTTAAATCCAGTGCAATTAACAGGATCAAATTTTCAAGCTTTAAGCTTATTAGGTTCTAACTACTCTTTTGCTACTAGAGATGTAAGTGCAACAGGATTAACATCTGGAAGCGGTGAAGTAGTATATGCATTTACTTCTCCTGCAGGTGGATCAGGACTTCAAACATTTGATTTATCAGACTTTTTCCCATTGTACAATTCAATTAGAGGTAATATTCCAGATACTTTAACAGTAGCTATAACAACAGGTGCTACAGGATCAAACGTAGGTGTTCATATTGTAGGTCAGGAAGCAATGTCATAATAGCACTGTTAAATAAAAATAAAATTTTAAAAAAGTTACGTTATATATATTTATTAATGTATATATTTATAAATAAATTAAGACTATGGCACAACAAGAAAAGTTTACGTTACCTACAGAAACAATTGAATTAGCCTCACAAGGCAAAGTGTATGACAAAGAAAACCCACTATCTTCAGGAAAAGTGGAAATGAAGTATATGACAGCTAGGGAAGAAGATATTCTTACTAATGTTAATTTACTTAGACAAGGGATAGCAATAGAGAAAATGCTACAATCCCTAATAAAATCACCAATTGATTACAATGATTTGCTTTTAGGAGACAGAAATAGTCTTTTAATAGCTGCTCGCATCCTAGCATACGGTTCTCAATATTCTTTTCAATACACTGATATTGAAGATGATATAAAAGAAGAGGTAACAATAGATTTACAGACTTTAAAAAACAAAGAAGTAGACTTTTCTCTGTATAATAATAAAAATGAATTCAAATTTACCCTTCCTAACTCTAAAAATGAAATAACTTTTAAACTTCTTACTGTAGCAGATGAAAAAGCTATAGAACAAGAGATAAAAGGGTTCAAAAAAGCAACTAATTTACAAGCAGGGGAACTCACTACTAGATTAAAACACCAAATTTTATCTGTAAACGGTAATTATGATACCAAATCAATAAGAGATTTTGTAGATAACTACTTATTAGCCAAAGATTCTAGTAAACTAAGAGTACACATAGCAGACTTAACTCCTGATATTGACCTAAAAGTCAATTTTACCCTATCTTCAGGTAAAGAAGTAGAAGAAATATTGCCTTTAACAGCAGACTTTTTTTTTCCCAGGGACTGAGTACAGAGCAGTATATAAAAGAGAAGTTTTTGAACTAACTTATCATGGTGGAGGAGGTTTCTCATGGTCAGAAGTAATGGATATGCCCGTTTCTGAGAGAAGACTTAACATAAAATTCATTCAAGAGCATTTAGAAAAGATGCAAGAGATAAGGGACAATAATAGAACTGTGACTGCAGACAAACCCTTGATGTTAAAACCAGATATTAAGATTCCTGATAGTCCAAATGCCGTTTATTCTTCCACTGTAAAATCTAAAAAATAGATATTATCCATATTTATTTAATATAAAGATTATTATCATAAAAAATGGCTAAACAGATATCAACTAAAATAAAAGAAACAAATATAGAACAAGAAAATGCTGCATTTGCTTCTAGATTAGCCAATTTAAAAAAAGAAGATGCTACTTGGGAAAGCATTTATAGAAAAACTATAAGTATAAACGAAACAAAAAAAGAAACTGCTAAATTAGAAAAGAATTTAAACTCTTACGGAGAAAAAGGTAAAAAAGATTATAATGAATATCTTAAATTAAATCAACAATTAAAAGATATACAAAAACAACAATCCAAACAGCTTTTAACTAATTTAGGTTATCAAAAAAACATAGGAAAAGAAGTTTCTGATGATTATAAAAGACAAAAAGCAGGATTTTTTTCTTCTCAAACTATAGAAGAAAAAAAGAAAAGAAATAAATTTAGTGATAAGTCTTTAGATGATCAAAAATTAGCTACTGAAAAAAAATTAAATAATCTTCTAAAAAATTCTGGAGGGGCTATAGCTGCAGGAGTTAAATTAGATGAATCCAAAAGGAGATTAGCTTCACAACAAAATGAAAAAAAAGAAATACAAGGAGCCTATGGTAAATCCTCTATAGGAAGCAATCTTATTCAGAATTTAAAATCAGGAACTGGTACTGGAAGATTTATATCAGGGATAGGATCTGAAATAGATAAATTAAAAGCATTAGGACCGCAAGGAGTTGTAATAAAGGGAGCTGTTGGAATAGCGAATACTCTAGAAAAAGGAGTATTAGGTGCTTTTAAAATGGTAGGGTCTGTAGCAGGAGAAGTAGCTAACTTGGTAGGAGGGGATAGTGCAGGAATAGGAGGAGGGAAGATATCAGGAAAAGGAGCTACTAGTATATTAGGAGGATTACAAGATGTAGCAAGTGCTCTTCCTTTTATAGGAGGATTAGTAGGAGGATTAATAGGACTATTTAAAACAGTACTTGATTTTGCATTAGGAGTTGATCAAGCTAATACTAATGTAGCTAGGTCTTTAAATATGTCTAAAGAATCTGCAGAGGCATTAAGAGAAAGATTTGATCAAGTTGCTATTAGTTCTGGTAATTCAGTTATAAATTCAACTAGAATGCTTGAACTTCAAATGAGTTTAGGTAAACAATTAGGAGTTAATAACATATTATCAAATGAAGCATTAGAAACTAGTGTTAAATTAAAAGATATAGCAGGTTTAGAAGATGATACTATAAAATCTTTGAATGAATCTAGTCTTATAACAGGAAAAACTGTGGAAGGGACTACTAAACAGGTTTCAAAACAAGTTGATTCTTTTAAAAAATTAACAGGCATAAGTTTTAATTTACAAGGAATATTATCTGAAGCAGGTAAACTTTCAGGAGTCTTAGGATTAAGATTTGCAGAATATCCTGATAAAATAGCTAAAGCATTACAACAAACCAAAGCTTTAGGATTTAGTTTACAACAACTAAATGGTCTTTCTGATAGTTTTTTAGACTTTCAAAGCAGTATCTCTAAAGAATTTGAAGCACAAGTATTAACTGGTAAAAATTTAAACTTAGAAAAAGCTAGGGAAGCTGCATTAAACGGTAATTTAGCTGATTTAGCAAAAGAAATAACTAATCAGGTAGGAAGTTCTCAAGACTTCTTAAAATTAAATGTAATTTCTCAAAATGCTTTAGCAGAATCAGTAGGTATGACTAGAGATTCTTTGGCTGATACTCTAAAACAACAAGAAGTATTTAGAAAGCTAGGGGCTGATGGATTAAAGGATGCAGAAAAAAAATTAGCTACTTTAAGAGCTCAAGGAAAAACTGAAGCAGAAATTAATAAAATGTTAGGGGAAGATTCTTATAATTATATTACTCAAACATCAACAGCAGAACAATTATCAGGAATAATAGAAAAGTTAAAAACTATTTTTGTAGATTTTATAACTAAATCTCATATATTAGATTTTTTAACTGATCCTGAAAAAATAAAAGGAGTTATAAAAGGAGTGGTTGACATGATTGCTGGAGCTGTTCGCATGGTAGGCAGTATAGTAGCTAGTTTATTAGAAGGTATAGGGCATATTCCTTTTACTGATACAGATAAATGGTTGGGATATGCTAACTCTGTAAGATCTGGTACAGGAAACTTAGCGGGGGCTTTTGAAACAATAGGTAAAAACTTTGGAGGACCTTCTTTAGGATCTACCGTAGAATCCAATGAAGATAAAAACTCAAAAGCTAATAATCAAAATAATGAAAGAGTAATGGGTAAATTTGCAGAATATAATCATACTACTGTTGTACAAGTAGGAGGAGGTAGAGCTATAGCTCAACATGTACAACAAACATACATAACTTCGCCTACTAGTGGAGTTCCTCCTGCAATAA